GTATTGAAACGCACTTCAGCGACCGACGAGTCTATCCGAAAGGCTTATCGGCGTAAAGTATATTAGTACGGACTTTGGCGATGGAACACATCCCCAAAACGAGGACTTAGGGGAAACCCAGTCTTCATCAGTTGCAGAAATGGTTACTGAGACAATAAAATCCGATATGGAGATCGGGTATGGAACGTGGTTGCCAACAAGGCTTCCTCCGACCAAGAGGGCTAAGCGCTTTCTCATCAACGAGAAGTTGAAGTCCGTTAAGCATTTTGACGTTGGACATTTAGTAACTAGGGCGCCTGAACAGGACGCTTACCTAATAAGGACATTAGGGAGTATTTTGAAACTTAGAAAATTACAGTTTATCGCCCAGGCAGGAGGCGATTTAGTTCCTGTGTTTGGCTCGGATTTACGCACCATTGTTCCTGATCAGAACATTAACGCGTTGGATGCTACCTGGAGAAGTTGGGCTTCTCTTTCTTCAGAGCACCATGCTCAAAATCAGAGCAGCTATAAAAAGCTAGATGAAGACGCTAGCGCATTATATAAGGTTACTAATGAAAGGTTGCAGGAATGGCTGCGCGGTAGAGCTTATCGTCAGTTCCTTTACGATGTGCTTAACATTAGGTTTAACCAGGCGAAAGCCATACAGTCTCAGGATGTGGCAAGGTGGTTAAGTATACCTTATCAAGAGATTGTGATGACCAGCCGGCGCATGGTCAAAGAATTGCGCGCTTCTTTCGCTAAAATTATGTTGTCTAGCAAATACAAGGAAGGTGCAGGCCCTCGTAAAAGGGAGCTTTTTGAAGAACATTGTGTAAAGCTGGTAAATCGCTTTACGCACCCGCTGGTGATGATCCTTAATCTCACCGTATCGCAGCTGCCTGATCGCATCGGGGCAGAGTTAGAAAAGAACTTGGGTTACAAGCCTAAGTCGAAGAAGAAACGCAGTGCGGCCGAGTCGCTTTCTCTAAAGAAGTTTATGGAAAGCTTGATCGTCACTGCAGTCCGGAAATTGGGTCCTGACGATGTTAAAGGTTTTGATCTTGAAGATTTTTGTTACAAAGAATTATCCGTGCAACATCCTTTTGATTTAAATGAGTACCTGTTAAGAATCACCGAGGAGGAGCGTAGGTCAGTTTTTACTGAGCTATATGCCTCAGAGGGGACTATCCACCACGAGGTGATAGACATCCCTCAGCCTGCGCCGAAGACGGACCAGGTAATAACTGTTGATATTCTCGACCTCGTAAGCGAGATCGACCTGCCGTCTGGTGGGAAAAAGTAAAGAATAAGGGTGTTGATCACGCTCAAGTTCGACGTCAAGCGGAAGTGCTGGCGACCTCATTGTGTTATTCAACGTTCGTCTACAATCCCTTCCTCCTTGAAGGTCAGCCAGGCGGAATTACTTACGGGCCACTTGTCAGTGGTACGAAGTCGAACTATTGCGGTAAGTACAATTATACCGGTAATGGTGGTAAATCTACGGTTTACCCAGTGTCAGCGTCTGCTATCGTTGCCTTCCACGGCTCTAGCATGCCTGATGTAGTTAAAGAGGGTGCGAGTTTCATGCAAAGCCTATTTGCCGCGTCGCCTTCTTCTGTTTCGCATTACAGAGCTTGGGATAACATGATCAAGCCAAAACGCTGTTTATTCACGGAGCAGCAATTATACAAAGTTGTCTCGCCGTTTTTGCATCATTTGAAGATGCCCAAATTTAGTGTCGGCCCGACTGAGGGCGATATTGCGTACGTGGAGATCAATCCTGAGGCATCAGCAGGGATTTGATTTAAGCAAGAAGCGCGGAAACGAGGTTTTTCTTCATCTAAGTACGGTCTAGGTAAAGGGGGCTTCGCGTCTGGAATTTTATCAACATCTCAGTTTACTTGGCGGCTAATAGAGGAGGGCGTCCTTTGAGATTGGGGTGTACCGGCAGAGCAGGGTGGCCGTGCAAAAGTCACGACCTTCGATCATGCCACTGATAATATTAAGGACATCAAGACACGTATCGTTTGTGTAGCCGATGCGACTTTTATTGCAGTGGTTTCCAATGTCAGCCAATTCTGGCTGAGGGAAGCTGGAGAAGATTTTCGAAGGAAAAGTGTCCTTTGGATTGGGCAGTCTATGACCCATAACCAATGAATTAGACTGTACCAGTTTGAGGGCTGCGACTTAATGTTTGAAGCGGACGGAAGTCAATATGACGAGAGTTTGACCGAGTCCGTCGTCGGGTGCGCAATACGTATCTGATCTGACAGCTTTCCAAAGTCGAGGAGAATGAAGAGAATTTTCCGATTTATCAAGAACAGTCATAAGAAATGACACTTTCTAGATTCACGTGGCCATTGCTACCGCGTTAATGGAGGTATGAACTCTGGAAGTGGGGACACGACTATCGTTAATTCTTTATGTAATTTCATCATTTGAACATCGATCGCTAATTTATGTCCTGAGTTTAAAGGGCTGGATTGGGATGCGGTGGAGATGGCTTATATGGGAGACGACGTCGTTCTCGGCTTCAAGGGGGAAAATGCCAAAATTTGACGTGGCGCTGATTGAGAAAAGGTGCGTGAATGAGCTGACAACGAGCTCAACTACAAATTTTCTGGCGAGAAATTTGGGAAATGAAACCCAAACAAGGATGAAGACGCGGTGCACTTCCTGGGGGTATCTATCGTTCGCGGTAGTATCTCTTTTGACATAATTAGATGAGTCAAAAAGTTCTTGTGTGCGGTTGCTACGGCTGAACGCAAGAAGAAGCAAGGCAGTGTCGAGCTGTTTGCGGAAAAAATTTATGGCATAGGGGTCTCTGAACTACGAAAGTACAAATGAGACATAGGAGGAATGGCTATCCTACCCGGAAGAGAAAGTGGTATTGCTGCTGAACTGATTGCGTTGGGCGATCTGATTATGGAAAAGAGTCCAACGTTTGATAGGGATTGGTATGAGAAACTTTACTTTTTGGGCCACTGTGGTTTGGTTACGGAGGAAACTTCGATGATTCACAAAATCTTGGAATATTTCGAGATCACTGAAAAAGAGTTTGGTGATCGTGTGGCGATAGCGCGGGGACGTATAGAAACTGCCTATAAAACAATATATTGTACTTCCTCAAACTCACCTAGGGCTGAGGCTCCACACTGAGAGGTAACTTCTAAAGAGACACTTAAGGACATCATCGAGAAAGATGTTGGTGTATTACCGAATGTGTTTCAAGCCTCTTATGAAGAATATTTACGGGTTAATGGAGTTATTGGATAGCTACTTCAAGGAACGGATCTGGACTTCATCTGTACGGTGAGGATAAGGACCGGCTTATTTGACTATGAGCGGGCGAGAAATTCGCCAATACACGACCCAAGGTCGATCATCTGGGCGGGATAACGGGGGTTATGCGGGG